AATGTATCCAGCGTCGTTTATAATGATTCATTGTGCCTTAATGACGCATCGGGCTATAGCGCAGTTTGGTAGCGCGCCTGCTTTGGGAGCAGGATGTCGCCGGTTCAAATCCGGCTAGCCCGACCAAAAACCCCGGAATCTCAACGATTCCGGGGTTTTTCCTTTTATCCGGTTCAACCGATTTATCCGATTTTATCCGATGACCGCAGAACCTACGCCGCCTCGTCCAGTTCCTCCGCCCTGGCACGGCCCACAGCATCGGCCACCTCATCCAGCTTCTCCGGCCACAACCGCGCATACGTGTCAAGCGTGACCATAGCGCTCGAATGCCCCAACTGGGACTGCAACGTCTTCACGTCGCAGCCGTTGGCAATCGCGATGCTCGCATACGTGTGGCGCAGGTCGTGGATGCGCACGCCGGAATCCTCCATACCCGCACGCCTGACGGCCGGACTCCAAATGCGCGACCTCCACGTGTTGACCCACAGATTGCCGCCACGGGCCGCACGGAACACATAATCATCAGGATCACGCCCATCGCACTGACGTTCCAAACCAGCCACAAGAAATTCAGGGAACGCCACCCAACGCGCCTTCCCGTTTTTCGGGGAACCGAGAATCATCTTCCCGTCCTTATCCTCCGCCCAGGTGCGGCGGATGCGCGCTCGCCGACGGGGAAAGTCCATGTCCTTGACCTGCAGAGCGAAGGTCTCGCCGATGCGCGGCCCGACGTAGGCCTGCCATCGAACGATGAGCGTGTCCTGCGGGTCGTTCTTTACTCTGCCGGCCTCGATGGCCAGATCCTCCACCTCGGGAATCGAGAGAAATACCATGTCGTCGTCATCGTCGACGACGCGTGGAGTGGCGACGGACTGCATGGGATTCGCGGTGATATATCCCTGTTTCAGAGCATGGCCGAGCACACCGCCCATGACCACGCGCACGATGTTGCGGATCGACCGTGGCTTCAACGCGCGAGTGTTTTCCGTTCCGCGTTTTCTGTCGGCCGGATAGCCGCCCTCCGACAGTTGGTTCACCCATTTCTGTATCGCTTCCGTCTTGATGTCCCCTATGGGGGTGTCGCCCCATTGGGGGTTGATGTAGATTCTAAGTTCTCGCTTGTAGCGGCGCAGGGTGCCGGGTTTGATGTCGGCTTTCGTTGCCGTCCACTCCTCGGCGACCCGACGGAATGGCTTCTGCGCGAGCTTGGGGTCGTGGTAGCGGCCGCGCCTGATGTCGTCCTCCATGGCGGCTTTGAACTCCTCCGCGTCCGACAGGAGCCGGAACGTTTTGGACTTCTCGGTCTTCACGCCCTGTGCCTCGGCGTACCAGCGGCATCGCCAGCGGTCGTACTTTCCGTAGGTGCTGCTGCGGTGTTCGGCGGGCACCTTGGCCTTCATGGGGTCTTTGGCGTTGGCGAGACTGCGCTTCATCGCAGCAGTCGGCGGATTGCCGTTCTCGTCGTTTTTGAGCCAACGGTCAACGATGAACACTCGTGCCATAGGTATGCTCCATCTTCATCTCACGTGCTCATAGAGCAGCGCCCTGTAGTCTTCGATGATTTGGACGGTGACGTTGAGTTCGGCGGCCATCTGGTAGGGGTCGCCATCGTACATTCGTTCCGCCAAAGCGTATTCCGCCGGGTCGATGAGCAGTATGGCGGTCTCCCTTCGGCAGCGGCGTTCCATCTTGCCGCCCATGCAGCCGCTTGTGGTGTCGTCGCCGTGCCTCCAGTGGACGAGCTCGTGCACGAGCGTGCAACGTTTGCGCGTGTAGGTGATGCGCCGGTCGATGAGGATCGTGTTCGTCTCCAGGCAGTAGATTCCGTCCAATATACCGGGAAGGAGCGCGCTGGACACGTTAAGCTCCGGAGCCACGTCGTACAACGCCATTCGCATCCGCCCATAACTCATTCGTGGCGACAGCGGCGGAAAAGAGACAGTCTCCGTTCGCCTCACCGCGTCGATGATGCCTGCATCGCGGTTCATGATGCGACCTTTCCGTGCCCGTATGGACACACCGACATTGACAGTCCCGGCGCTCGCGGACTTAACTTGTGGGAGGAGGTCGGCTTTGTGGATTACGGCTGGGTTCCCGAATGGGGAGTAAGACTTTGGGTCGAGAATTCCTTTGCTCCTGTGGCCGGTCTCCGATTATTTCTGTTTTTTAGCTTGTGATGTTTGATTTGACTTCTGGAGTGTCGTGTGCAAAAAAAGAAGTAGCTCATCTACCTAGTTGTAGAAGGAGTTTCCTGGGTCGCTGCGGCGGCCCTTGTTTCTTTCTACTGTATTTTGTCTCCACGATTCTTGGCCTGCTCGTAGCGGCGCAGCTGTTTTCTGTAGCTGCGTTCCTGATCTAGATAGTAAGCGATGACGAGCATGCAGTATGGCCGGGGCTTCTCTGGATGCGGTTCCAACACCACCAGATAACGCTCCGGGTCCACGAGGATGTTCACCCTTGTCCGTCCTCTCCATGGTTCCTTCCAGTGAGGTCAGTCATTTTGTAGTGGTGCACAAAATGAATGGAATTCAGTGTTTCCAACGGTTTTGAACTTGTAGTGGATGCTTGTGGGTTGAGGTTGTCAAATAATATTTGACGGGTGAACTGCCGAATATTCTTCCTTAGTTCAGCTATTCGGAAATTCCGAATAGCTGAACCGTCCGGAAATTCCGGATAGCTGAGTTATCCGGTATTTCCGGATAACTGGCTTATACAGAATCATCCTCGTGGACGGTTTCTGTTTCTTCTTGTTGGGTTTTGCCGCCATGCTCTCCGGTGTCCTCGCCCATTCCGGCCTCAAGGATGTCCTTCAACGATTCCGATGCCCGTATTTTCAGGGGACGTTTCCCGGACTGGATGACGAGGCCCGCGTCCATGAGCTCTCCCACGTACTTTCTCGCGCTTTGCTTGGATAGTCTGATATGGTATGCGGCATCGTTCAATGTCATGGACTTGGTTGAGTCGAACATCTCCTCCTGAATCACGCCGTATAGTATCGAGACCGCCTTCGTGGACAGGCCGTGCTTCCGTTCGAGCTGGTCGCAGACCGCCCAGCCCTTGTCGAGCTGATCGACTCTGACTTCGAGTTCGTCGATCAGCTCGTCCTGGGCCTTCCGGATGAATCCGAGGATGGTGTTCACGAAGAGCGTGAGTTCGCCGCAGTTCAGCTTGTCCTCCGCCTCCATGAATGCTTTGTAGTAGGCGTTCTTGTTCTCCGCGATGGTGCGGGACAGTGACAACACGGTGGGCATGGTCAGATCATGGTTCAGATACAGGGCCAGGAGATACCGGCCGGTTCTGCCGTTGCCGTCGTAGAACGGGTGGACGTATTCGAACAGGAAGTGCGACATGATGGCCGACTGCAGTCGGGGAATCTCGTCGGAGGTCGCGAGATGGATCATGTCGGTGAGGAGCGCGCCGATGTTGCCTTCGCCTTTGACTCCGTTGTGGATTGCGAGGCCGTGCGGGCCTTGTATTTCCACGTCGCCTTTCCGGAACAGTTCGCCGTCCGGCTTGTCGTTCTCGTTGATTTCGTCGAGCACGACTTTGTCGTAGATGTCGCGGATGTCGGCGATTCCCGCCGGCAGTGCGGAGTCCTTGTCGGTGAGGTTCAGGTACAGCTTGGCGAATTCGCTGAACCGAGCCTTGGGGTCGTCGCCGTCTTTCCGAGCTTTGTCGGCCGCGTCCACGGCGTCCTGGGTTTCCTTGCGGGTGCTGCGTACGCCTTCCATCTCGTTGGTGGCGAACAGTTCCTCGCTGATGGAGTGCCGTATGTAGTCCCAGCGCATGACGCCGGGGATCTGGTTCCAGAGCCGGGATACCCGCCGTTCCGCGAGGAGTATCTTTTCCGTGAGCATGGATGTCTCGCGTGGTGTGGCGGCGAACAGTTCGCCCAGAGGGGTGACGACCCCGGTCCTGAACGTGGAGTCCGCCTCGAGCCGTTGCCGGGCAAGCTTCGCATGGTTGTTGAAGGCGTCATTGGACCTATCGGCATGGAATGACCGTGCCAAACTCCTATATTTCATATCCATTGTTCCGTCTCTCTTTCCCGATTAGGCTCTTAGTTATAGAAACTATAAGATAAGGAGAGAAATAAGTCAAATAAATGTAGCTGATGGCCTAATTAATATCAATTAAATCGCGATCGGACATGAAAAACGAAGGCGCCGCACGGCACCACATCCGGCTTTACGCCGGCTCGTCACCGTCCCCGTCGAACTTGTGCTCGTCCTCGTAGGCAACGATGTCCATATCGCCTCGCTGGAGTTTTCGGAGCGTTTCAGCCACTCGTGCCTGCTCGTCATCAACAACAAAGCGCTCGCCAGCGGGTTTCTTTGTTGATGCGGTTTGTTGTTCGAGTTCCATACGTCTTGCCTCGGTGATGATCTCGCGCAGGGTTTGCACCGGATCGGCACCGCAAGCGTCGCAAATGGCCAAATATTCCGACATCCTGACCGGGGCCTTGAGGCCTAGCCGTATATCGCGAATGCGGTTGTAGCTCACAATGTCCCCTATTTTGGCGGCCATTGTGCGGTCTGAATATCCGCTTTGCTTGATGAGCTGAGTCACTTTTCTGTATGCAGCTTGATCGAGAACGGACCACGAAAATTTTTTCATGAACTAATTCTATACGCGACACGCTATCACATGCAAACAATGCTATCACGTGCTATCTTAAAACCGTCGTTAGATAGCACGTGATAGCAGAGGTGGTTGAGATGGCACGGATCGATTACAGGAAGATTCCGGTCAGGGAGCTGTATCTGTACATGAATCTCGTGATGGGTTTCTGCACGGATATGCGTCGCCTGTTGCGCGAGAGGAATCTGACCGCCGAGGCAATTGACAAGTACGAGATGACGGCGGTCAACAACCTGATTGTCGAGGTCAACCACCGATCGCAGGCAGCACCTGAGCAGCAGTCAGGCCCCACACCACAGCGTTCACCCCGACCTGAGCGATAAGAGGAACCATGAACTGCTCATTGAACTTTTCCCACACGGGATGCTTCTTCGTTTTTGTTTCGGCCACTCGCAATGCGTTGCACAGTCGGTCGAACGCCACCGACAGCTTGAAGTCGCCGGTCAGCTCGTATTCGTCCAACGCTTCGCTGGCTTCGCGAATCAACCGGGACAAGTACGCCAGCAAGTCGGAGGGCAGACTGTCATCCGCACGGACGCATTTGACGGCTTCCTCGATCATGTTCCGCATTTTTTGCCGGGCATCCTCGGAGTACGAGACGGTGGAAGCCGATAGTTTTTCGGCTACGGATTGCAATCCCATGAGATCGCCGTCGGTAAGTTTCTCCTGCGTTTTCGTATGGGTGAACATCGACATGTCCCACTGCAGTTCATCAACGTCCATGAACGTGTTCAATGCCGATTTCTTCCACCGTTCAAGGCATGACCTCATCAGATGCACATCCACACCCATGGACTCCCATGAGTCAATCGCTGACTCGACTTCGCTGAGGGCTTGCACGACATCAGGAAACCGATACCCCTGCCTGTCGGCTTCGTCAGTCGTCCCGGCCTCGAAAAAGCCAATCAGATACTCAGCTGCATTCACCGTAACCACCAATCAGTCAAAGGAACTAGCACATGTCTAACCTACCAGCAGTTGAAGCCACGAAACGTGCCGTGCACGACACCCGCACCCGAGTGCTCCTATCCAAAACCAAAATGACCAGCATCGCCGAAGCCTGCGGCCGCAACCGCATGACCGTCGCCAAATGGTTAGACGGCGACGACATCAGCCTCGCCGCATACATCGCCGCACAACAACTCTCAGGCGGCGACCCAATCGAAACACTCGCCAACGCGCTCAACGCCGACAACACCGATCCCGCGCTCGCCGCCGAGAACATCATCCCGGCGCTCGCCGAAGGAGGTGCGAAATGAGTGGATATAAGGCAACCCCTGCGGTGCAAGCGCAGGGGTGTGGTCACGGCCCGTTCTCAGATCTGTTCGAAGCTGATGGGGCATCCGGGCGTCCAGTACGCAGTTACGTCGTTCCCGGAATCCGCGAGCTTGCCGCTGAAGACGACCCCTCCTTGCGTCCTGGTCGACGTGGTGAGCTTCTGGGAGATCGCCTGCGTTTCGGCGTCGTCGAACGGTCCGATCAGCTCGTCGTTAAAACGGATATTCCATTGCGCCATGTAATCACCTCCCTTCTTTGCGTGGGTGCCCTCATTGTCTCGCTCGAACTCGCCGGCAAGGAGGTGAAGTGATGGGAACCGTCAGCACCCGCATTGAAGAAGGGGACGGTTTCAAAGTCCTGAGATACGGGCTCGGAAGCATCGTTCTCATCATCGGCTATCCCCAGTCGGAAAGCGACCTGATCGACGCGCGAGATGCCATCGCCAAACAGTTCGATTACGAAATCAGCATGAACGGGCGACGGCACGGCGGACATCGTTCCGTCCGCGCCGCCGCCATGCCGGAGTCAGTCGTCGATCTCAACCAGCGACCACCACAGGGCGGCACGCGGATTGAGATAGATAAGAGACCCCTCGGGGACACCGAGAGCCCGACCTCGAACCGAAACCACGCCACCCGACGCGGCGGCGCTCTCCAATTCATCGAGAATCTTCGACGGATACTCTTCTCCCGCTAAATCGACAAACCGTCGCTTATCGGCGGTCGTCTCAAACACGAGTCGATACGTCATTATTCTTCACCTCCTCTCATTGCTGGTAGTTAGGCAATGTCCAGCTTAGGGGAGGTGGGCCAACGCATAAAAAGGAAGAAAACCAATGAGCGAGAAACTCACCATCGCGAACCCCGAGGACGGGAACCGTCCCCTCTCCTATCAGGCTCTCAGCCACGGCATCGACGAAATCCGTTTGGGTGACATGGGCATCACGGACGCGGTGTGGCGCGGGCCGCACAGCGAGCTCGTGGCGTTGGCCCGTCGAATCCTCGACGCGGAGGCCGGACGATGAACGCCCGGGATTACGGACAGCACGCGAGCGGCTACCGCAGGCCCGAGCTCGACGAATTGCCTCGCGGCTTCATGGTCCGGTTGATTCTCTGGGCCGTGGTTTTCGCCTTCTGCATCGGCTGGGTGATGTCGCACGCCGGTTGCGCGCATCCCATCGGCAATGGTTTGGCCTCCCTTGTGGGATTCGGTTGCGCGCCATTGCGGCTCCTGTGCCTTGTGCTGAGCGAGGCGGGAGTCGAATAACAGGCTTGCCGGGGTTCCTGTTCTTTCCTTCCCCGGCAATCGACAAGGACAGTCGTTAACACCATCGCGCCGCGCTCGGAGCAGCGGGTGTGGCGCATGGGGCCGGCAGGTTCGCCCCCGCTGGAGATCACGGTGTCATGTACGTGGCAAACAGCGGGAAGCCGTTCGATTCGGCACGGTCCACCCCCCATATCCACCGACATCGAAGGCCCCTCATACGGGCCGGAAAGGAGAACCATGGCCGACGAAACAGAACCCGCGATGTTCGACGCGTTGGAAAAGGCGCTGATGCCGTTGAACAGCGCACGCCAGCTGGCCGAGCTCAGCGGCATCGGCGAATCCACGCTGGCCGAATGGCGCGGAACGCACACGGGACCCGCCTACGTGAAATCCGGCCGCCGCGTCCTCTACCCGAAGGAGGCCGTGCTCGGCTTCATGCGCGCCAACCTGCGCGAATGCAAGAAGGCCAGCGCATGACCGGCCAGCCGAACGACTACGAGCATCGCGCCGAGGGCGAGTCCACGTTCGAATGGCCGTTGGATTCCGCGGGGATGCGCATGAGCGCGGGCGAACTATTGGACAGCCTGCTCGCCACCATCCAGCATCTCAACCGCACGGACGCATGGCCACTGACCATACTGCCGCCACGCTGGACGGACGTGATGGTCGACCGGGAACGCCGCCAGATCTCGGCGGTCTGCCTGTGGAAACGAAAACCAGCCAAAAACCATAAGGAGAGATAGATGTGCGAGAAACCCGAAACCGAAACCGAAACCGTGACGCCGCGGGTGGCCTTCGCCACCATATTGCAGTCGCTGGTGGCCGAGTCGCCGAACAAGCCCACGCTGCCCGTGATGCTGTCCATGCTTGACCAAGCGATGGATCATACCGGGCTGCGACTGGAGCGCGATGCCACGCCGACGGACTATGAGGACGATGTGACGGAAGCGCGCCGCGGCCTCTCGCGCAAGGCGTATGACGTGACGAGCCTGCTGGCCGACGTCGCGACCGGTGACGGCGACTGGGAACTGTTCGACCTGGCCGACGAGGCACGTTCCGCCGCCGTTGCGCTGCTGCGCGCGTTGGACGGTGATGCGTGATGGCCGGGGAGAGCGTTCTCACGATCGTCGGCAACCTGACCGCCGACCCGGAGCTGCGCACCACGGGAGGCGGCGCGACCGTGGCGAGCTTCACGATCGCTTCGACCCCGCGCAACTGGAACCGGCAGACCAACCAGTTCGAGGACGGGCAGGCATTGTTCATGCGCTGCTCCGCGTGGGGCGACATGGCCGGCCATTGCGTCCAGTCCCTGAAGAAGGGCATGCGAGTGATCGCCCAGGGCCGACTGAGACAGCACTCGTACCAGGCGCAGGACGGCTCCCAGCGCACGGTCATCGACATGACCGTCGACGAGATAGGCCCCTCATTGAGGTATGCGACCGCCGCCGTCAACCGTGTCCAATCCGGTCGCGGCTATTCCGGTGGCTCGACCTATGGGGACCCGGCCAAACCCGCCAACCAGCAACAAGGCTGGCAGAACGGTTCCCCAGCCCAGAACCCCGGCATGCCGGAAGGTGACCCGTGGGCTCAGCCGGCACCCGCCTCTCCCGGCGCCACGTTCGGCGCTTCCAACGATTTTTCATCAGACAGCCAAGACCCCGAATTCTAAGGAGATTCAATGTCACGAAAGAAAAAGACCGATGGCGTGCAGGACGCACTCATCCCCGACGAAATAACACCGCTCATGCTGCTCGCCCTGACAGCCAAGGCATCACGCATGAAGGACGCCGCGGCCGCGTTCCGCATCGCGGCCAGCAAGATGCTCGACCTGGCCACCAAGGACGAATACATCGAAAAATACAAGAACATCGACCCCATCACCGACGCCCTGTACGACGCCTGCGATCTCTCGCAGCACATCTTCGACGCCGCCAACGCGGTCAACGACCTCATTAACTATCCGGTCGAGGCCCGCGAGCGCGTGGTGAAGGCGGATATCGAGCGCAGTTTGTTGGATCCGTGGCGTGATCTGCCCACGTCTGGTGTGGATCCGGATACTGGCGAAATCAAGGAGGACTGAATCATGAGCAAACGCAAGCACGGACGCCAGCAACTGGAGCATGAGCGCCAACGCCGGCGCAGGAAGCGCATGCCGCACCTGCCCGCGCACCAGAATCTATCGATCAAGGAGCAGTGACCCGATTCAGTGGCTATCAACATCATCGATATCAACGTAAAGAGCCTCATCCCGAACCCGAACAATCCCCGCAAGGACGTGGGCGACGTCACCGAGTTGGCCGACAGCATCAAGGAACAGGGGTTGCAGCAGGCGCTTGTGGTAACCCCCGACCATGAGGAGCACGGCGAGCGCATGTTTCGTGTGGTGATTGGTCATCGTCGTTTGGCGGCGTGCAAGCTGGCTGGCATTGAGCGGGTGCCGTGTGTTGTGCGTGAGTTGGACATGAAAACCGAGCGTGAGTTGATGCTGGTGGAGAATTGCCAGCGTTCCGATTTGACGCCGTTGGAAGAGGCGGACGGGTATCAGGGTTTGCTTGACCTGGGTGCCGGTGTGGGTGAGCTTGCGGCGAAGACGGGGCGTAGCGAGTCGTTTGTGCGTGGCCGGTTGAGGATCGCGCGCATTCCCGCCGAGGTGCGTTCCGGGTCGGATGCGTTCGCTCAGTTGTCGCTTTCCCAGTTGGGTGATCTTGCGGAGTTCGAGGCTTATCCCGACATGATGGCTGAGTTGGCTTCGATGGCGGGTACCAAGAACTGGGATTGGAAGCGTGGCCAGCTGCGGTCGCGGGTTCGCGTCGAGGCGTGGCAGCAGAGCATGAGAACAGTGCTTGAAGCTCTGGGCCTGACTGTGGATGTCTCGGCTTCGACGTGGACGACGCCGGAGGGCTACCGGTATTACAACACGTGGAGCGGCGAGCCCGACGAGTTCAAGCAATGGTATGGGCAGTGGCGCGAGAAGAACCCGTACGGACAGCCGATAATCCGGTTCAGCGACTGCACCGTATTGTGCTTCCCGCAATTGTCGCCTGAGGAGATCGCCGAACGTGACGCCAAGAGCGAGCGGAGGGAACGGGAGAAGGCGGCATTCCAGGAGGCGCTGGCCGCCCGCAAGGAATTCGACAGGCTGGCGTACACGCTGCGCACGGACTGGATCAGGAAGCACGCCACCGGGTTCAACGGCGGCCTGTTGCGCAAGGCCACCACGCGTCTGAGCCTGCTCGCGCTGACCGGCACCGAACTCTGCCACGGACTGATCAGCGGCGCCTCATGGAACAACATCGACAACGTGCTCGCCGCATACAACCTGCTCGCCGCCACGCCGCTGCCATACGACGACACGAGCGATAGGGGGCTGTGGCACGAACAGAACCTCACGGAACTGCATCGCCGCCAGCACGTCGAGGGAGCCGCGAACAGGGAGCTCCTGCTCATCCTGTGCGCCCAGATCGAAGCACTCATCAAACCCGGCACATGGGCCGACAAGGACGACATCGATCTCGCGCAAACCTACTACCACACGCTCTCAGACCTCGGATACCCCACCAGCGACGAGGAAAACAAGGCACTCAACGGGTGTTTTCTGCCCGAAGACGACGAAGCGGAGTGAACCATGACATGGACCCAGATAGACGACGGGTTGAACTTCAGCCCGCAGACCATGCCCGGCACGGTATCAAACGCCGCGTTGGGCCTGTGGGTCAGACTCTGCGTGCACACCGCGTACCAGCTGCGATTCCCCGCATTCGACGGCGCATTCGACCTCACGGTCGTGCGCTCGCTGAAAGGCAACGCACGGCAGGTGACGGAACTGGAGGCCGCGGGAATGCTCGAACCGGCGCTCGCCGCCGGCCGGTGGATGGTGGTCGAGGCCGACACCCTGATGAAATTCGGCGGCACTTCCGGCAGCGAACTCAAGGAGAAAAGAGCCAAGGCCGGGCATGCCGGCGGCGTCGCTTCGGGCGAGTCTCGGCGAAGCAAACGCGAAGCAAATGCTTCGAAGCAAAACGAAGCAAGTGCTTCAAGCAAACCGCGAAGCAAAACCGAAGCAAACCATGAAGCAAACGGTGAAGCAAACGGTGAAGCAAAACCGAAGCAAACGTCTGAAGCAAAACGAAGCAATTGCTTCGAAGCAAACGAAGCAACCGGTCCTAACCTAACCATACCTAGCCTTACCTCCCCTGTAGCCCCCTCCGCGCCGAACGCCGAACCGGAGTCGGCCGAGCCGAGCCAAGCCATGGCCGAATCCGGCCACGCCAGGCCGGTGACGAGCCTCGCCGAAGCCGAGGCCTTGGCCGAGGCCGACCCGTTCGCGTTCGCCTGGGACCGGTACCCGAGCCACACCGGCAATCGGGAACAGGCCCGAAACCTGTGGCGGGCCATCACCGGCGGCGACCCGACCGTGCCGCACGTCGAGGCCAGCCAGCTGCTCGGAGCCGTCATCCGCTACGCCCAAACCGTGCGCCAGGACGGCGACCGGTTCACGCCATCGATGCGCAAATGGCTCGAAAACCGGCAATACGTCAAATGGCTGTCGAACACACCGGCACACACCGAATGGGGCGGCATCACCCGCCAATGGCTCAACCAGCACGCCATCAGCCAAGTCCCCTCAGGCACGTGGACGGACAGCGTCGAACAGACGTTCTGGGCCCACGTCAAAACCGGCGAAGAGCCGGAGACCGTGGCCGCAAGGCTCGTCAAGGAAATCAACGAAAGGAGCCAGGCATGAGCGACCAGCCCACATCCGAGACCCTGCGCCTCGTGGAAGGCCGCGAGTCCAACCGGTGCATCGTGTGCGACCGATACCTGCGTGCGGGAAACTGGCCCGGCATGAGCCACCACCACAGGAAACGCCGCAGCCAGACATACGGCGACCCCGAACGGCACGCGCCATCGAACGTCATCGACGTGTGCGGCACGGACAACAGCACCGGATGCCACGGATGGATCCACCAACACCCCGAACAAGCCCGAGCATTGGGCTACCTGCTCAAAAGCTACGACCCCGAGCCAAGCCAAGTGCCCGTGTACAGCTGCCGGCGCGGCTGGATACTGCTCGACACCGACGGCCAATGGCATTCATGCCCGCCACCCGAAGACCTCCCCACCCACATCAACATCAAGAAAGGCAACGAATGAACGACACCACGACAACCCTCGCCATCGGCCACCGGACCATCCCCCTCGACCAGCCCCGCCCGCCAAGAAAACCCGACATGCTCCTCTGGATCGACACCGGAACCACCGGCGTCGACCCCTACCAGTGCGAACTCCTGGAAGTCGGCATGCAAGTCACCGACATGACCGGCAAACACCCCCACGACAGCCTCCACCTGATCGTCCACCCCGACAACATACGCAACTGGGCCAACTACCCCGAACTCCTGAAAGCCTACGAAATGCACCTCGCCAACGGACTCATGCTCGCCAGCGCCGAAGCACCCAAGGACACCTACGACTACCAGCACACCGCATGGAACATCCACGAATTCCTCAACGACCAACTCAGCCAATACACACTCCACCCCGCCGGCACCAACGTGGACTTCGACCTACGCCAACTCGACGTCCACCTCAGCCGCCACCTCAACCACCCCATCGCCGAAGGACTCCACCACAGAAAACTCGACCTCACCACCCTGCGCCTCACCGACCAAGCCATCGGCCGCGACCCCTACCAGAACCACGCAGGCACCCACCGAGTCCAAGACTGCATCCACAGGGACATCAACGACTACACCGCCTACCTCGACATCATGCGAGCCGGACACCAAGGAACACAATCATGAACACCGGCAAACGAATACCCGCAACCCCCGCCCCGCAGACCATCGAACTCATCCGCCGCCTCCTGGAAGCAGCCCACCGACCCGAACCGGCCAACGATCCGACCATCTGCGCGATCTGCGGCGCACCGCTCACCGACACCACGTCATCCATCTGCCCCGACTGCCAGGAACTCGAAAAGGACTGGTAAGCATGCACGCCACCACATGGGCCAACGACCCCGTCAACTCACCAAACCACTACACACGCTCGCACCCGGGCATGGAGTGCATCGACCTCAACTGGAACAGACTGCCGCCAGGCAACAAAGCCATCTACCGCAACCGGGTGCGCACAATCATCAAAACAATCCAAGACAAAGGAACAGCAGAATGAACGTGAGCGAAAGCATCGACTGGCGGCATTCCACGCCGGGAGAGCTTGACCTGCACCGGTTCATCGGACTCACGAGGAGAGGCCAAACACTGGACGGCTATCTCTCCTGCTTCATGCAGAACGGCTGGTGGACACTCACCGACGCCGACAATCTCGCCACCGTCATCAAACCGGACGCCAACGGAAACCCCACACTCAACACCGAACTCTTCCGCTCCATCAACGTACTCAAGGAAATACGACCATGAAAAAAACTACATTAGTCCACCACAGAACTACATTAATCACCACCGGTTTTTATAGCGCGCTCGCCGGAGGCACCCGATGAGGCGCGAAAGCTGGTCGGTGGAATCCACCATCGGACTCCTGTTCACCATCATCATCGCGATACTGGCGCTCGCCATCGTATCCGCCATCGGCCTGGCCGCGTACGCCGCGATGGACACCGGCCCCAGCCAGCGCATCGTGCAGCAGGTGGAGACCACGGGCGACGTTCGCCGCCTGTGCATCGAGGCTCGAACCGGCGAGCGCGTCGATGCCATGTCATGCGACTTGATTGATCCGCATACGGGAGGTGTTGCGAAGTGACGAGTCAGGCGATACGCGACAAGGTGCTCGCATGGCACGGGCGCGGCTACGGCGCGACGGATACGGCTCGTCAATTGGGTCTGCCGTTGGAGGAGGTGCGCGCGATCATCCGCGAGGGTGACGGTCGGCCGAAACCGCCATGCAAGGTCGAGTTCATCGAACCGCCGCTGTTCGAGGAATGAACTGAAATACCAGATAAAAACGAAACCCTCCACACGAGGCGGAGGGCATGTCAGCAAGCAACCAGTTTAGCCGATGTGGAGGGGTTTCGTGAACTGCCAGAACTGCAACACCATAATCGAAAACGGGTACGCGCTGTGCACGGCGTGCGAGCTGCGCTTCGCCGGCACGCTCCTGCGACTCGCGCGCGACGTCACGCCGTTGCACGACTCGCTGGACGCGACCCTGCATCCGGGCGGGCACGCGCCCGTCAGGATCCAGACGGCCACTCCCCCGACTCCTATCAGGCTTGACGTGCTCGACCTGCTGGACATGCTCGATGCGACGGCGCGCGAACTGTGGCGTTGCTTGGATGTCATCGATGCCTTGGATTGGCACAAGGATCCACGCATGGAGGACCTCGAGGCCACGCTTATCGACTGTGCGGGCCATCCCAGGCTCGCCACGTTCGCGGATGCCGGCTTCTACATGGCGACCATCAACGGCATCGCCCGGAAAATCGACCTCACGTTGGATCCGCCAGAGCAGCGACGCGAGATCGGCACGTGCGAGCTGTGCGCCACGATGCTCACCGCAGGCGCGGCAGACCAGTGGGTTACCTGTCCCGTGTGCGGACGGGAACAGCGAGCGCAGACGGTCAAACTGCGTAGGCTCAAGACGTTGTGTTGGGATGATTCCAGGCGAGGGTCGGCGGCTGAGATAGCCAAGGCGTTCACGGATGCAGGGATACCGGTGCGTAGGGGTACGCTCAACGTGTGGGTCAACCGAGGCAAGCTGCCCTCCAGCCCTCAGGGCCTCGCCTATTGCGACGTGTACCGACTCGTGATCGGCGGAGCGGCTTGACAAAATTGTCACTGTAACCGATGATTGCAGTGGCAGAAGTGTCGAAAAACCCAGCTCACGTGGCTGGGTTTTCGCGTATCTGACCGCATTGCATGGGGCGAGAGTACTCCGCCGGCACGTCCAAAGCGCCGGTGATGTTCGCCCCGCCACTCTTTTCATTTGATTGTGAGGCGATGACGCCATGACAATGCCGGGCATGCCGACCATCAGCCTGCGGATCACGTGCAAGGGGAACACCCTCGGCGACATCGACGCCCTGCCCGTGCCCGTGAGCATCACCCCGTCCGGCCATCTCGTGGTCGACCCCCTCGAACCGGTCATGCGCCGGGCCGTGCAGGCGTTCGTGGACGCCTGGCAGCGGTCGTGCGACAAGGCCGGGTTATGAGCGGCCGCCGGGGCAACACCCGTCATGCCAATGGCTGGCGACGCCAGCAGGTCGTGGCCCGCGTGCTGGCGGCCTACGACACGTGCCACCTGTGCGGCCGGCCCGTGGACAAATCATTGCCGCCGGGATTGCCGGGCTCGCCCGAGGTGGACGAGATCATCCCGGTCAGCAAGGGCGGCTCGCCCTACCTGTTCTCCAACTGCCGGCTCGCGCACCGCTGGTGCAACCGCGTCCGCTCCAACCACAGCGTCGCGTGGGCGCGCGAACACATCAAACAAACATTCGAACAGGGGCACACGGCCGACCTGAAGGCCACCTCGATGCCATTGGTGACAAGCGGCGACTGGTGACGTGGGGAGGAGACCCGTCCGCCCCGGTCGAAGCCCCCTCGGGCGCAGGGCCGATATCTCCCCGGCATGTCAAAACGTAACGCCCTGGACGGCCGTTACGTTATCCCGTTACGTTTTTTGGAGGTGAGCGCGGTGATCTGCGAGGAATGCGGCCAGCCGTTCACCCCGTCCGGCCGTGGAAAGAAAGCGAAATACTGTTCGGCCAAATGCAAGCAGCGCGCCTACCGCAAGGCCAAGCGCATGAGCCGCGTCACCACGCCTCCCGCCCCGGCCGGTGACGCGGAACATGAGCCAGAGGCGATGGACGCCCTCACCGCCGCCGATTTCGAGGCGATGATGAACGACGGGCCCGAGGACTACGTGAGCGTGCTCAAACGCACGCAGGCCCGGCTCAAGGAAGCCATGTTCAGCGCCGGCACCCCGCCGGGCAGCCTGACCGGCATCAGCAAGCAGCTGCTCGCCCTGACCCGCGAAATCGAACGGCTCGAAGGCAACCCCGCACAAGGCATGACGACGCAAGAAGATCCGGAGGACGACGACGATGACGGAGAATTCCGACCCGAAGCTATCTGAGGTCGCACGCCACATCGTCATGCCCTCCGGCATCGTCACCAGCATGTTCCCCAAGGTCAACAAGCGCGCCAAAGCATGCGGCATCCGCTACGACCGCTGGCAGCAGGGACTGCTGACGCTCATCCTCGGCCGAAGAGCAGACGGCACGTTCGCCGCCTCCGTCGGCGGCGTGGTGTTGAGCATCTGCCGCCAGACCGGCAAGACCTTCACCGTCTCCAGCCTCGTGGTCATCCTGTGCACGCTCATCCCGAACCTGACCGTCATCTGGACCGCGCACCACAACCGCACCAACAGCAACACGTTCGACCACGTGCGCACCCTGGTACGCAACCCCGCGCTCATCGGATACCTCGACCACTCCGGCCGCACCGACGGCGTGCGCGGCGGCAACGGCATGCAGGAAATCACCTTCGCCAACGGCAGCAAGATACTGTTCGGCGCACGAGCCCAGGGCTTCGCCCGAGGCAACGACGCCGTAGACATCATCGTGTTCGACGAAGCGCAGATCCTGACCGAACAGGCCATCAGCGACATGGTGCCCGCCACCAACACCAGCCCCAACGCGCTCGTCCTCTACATCGGCACCCCACCGCGCCCCGCCGACCCCGGCGAAGCGTTCACGGAACGCCGCCGCCAGGCGCTCGCCGGCGAGGACGACATGCTCTACGTGGAATTCTCCGCCGACCGCGACGCCGACAGCGACGACCGCGCCCAATGGAGGAAAGCCAACCCGAGCTTCCCGCGCCGCACCAGCGAAACCAGCATGCTGCGCATGCAACGCCAGCTCGGCAAGGACAGCTTCCGCCGCGAGGCACTGGGCATCTGGGACGAGACCACCACCAGCCAGGCCATCAACCCCGAACAATGGACGAAAGCCGCCACCGGCACACCCAACATCAAAGGACTGATCGGATACGCGCTCGACATGAAACCCGACCGCAGCTCGCTGGCCATCGGCGGAGCCGTCAACCACAGGGACGGCACCGCGCACATCGAACTGCGCCGCTTCGAGTCCACCCAATCCAAAGGCACCCAATGGGCGGTCGACTACATCGCCGACCACTGGCCGCGCACAGCAAGCGTGGTCATCGACTCGCAATCACCCGCCATGAGCCTGCTGGCCGACCTCAAAGCCCGGCACGTGAAAGTCATCGTCACCAACTACAGCGACATGGGCCGCGCCTGCGGCAAATTCCTCGACATGCTCAGAGACGGCAAACTCACCCACCTGCCGGACGACAAAGCACCGGCGCTCGCCACGGCCGTGGCCAACGCCACCACACGCAGCATCGGCAAATCCGGCGCCGTCGGATGGAACCCGATGGGCAGCGACATCGACATAAGCCCGCTCGTGGCATGCACGCTCGCCCTCTACGGCACCACCATAACCAAACGAGACCCGGACCGAGTACAGGAGGTCATGATCGGATGAGCGAACAATCCATCAGCTTCGGCAACCCCTACCTGTCCACAGGCTCCTCGTCCGTGACACACATCGCCAACGTACCCGACAACGACATGGCCGACATCACCCGCCTACTGGAACTCTGGCGCAACAAATACCCACGCAACCTGCTACGCTCCGCGTTCTACGACGCCAAACAACGATTCAACAACCTCGGCATCAGCATCCCGAACATCGTCGCCCAGAAAGCCGGCGTCGTGGTCGGCTGGCCACAGAAAAGCGTGCGCGCGCTCGCCGACAAGAGCGTGTTCGAGGGATTCGAGACCGCCGCCGGGGCCGACAACCACGGCATCGACGAGATCATGCGCATGAACGAGCTCGAAACCGACATGAGCGAGGCCGTCATCAGCTGCTACAAGCACTCCTGCAGCTTCCTGACCATCGACTACGACCCGGACGACAACGAGCGCATCCTCATCACCCCGCGCTCGGCCGACTGGTCCGCCGCACTATGGGACAACGAACGCCGACGCATCAAAGCCGCGCTGACCATCACCGACAGCGACAAATGGGGCAACATCACCGCATTCAACGCATGGCTGCCCGGCCGCAACTACGCCTGCATGAAAACCGGATACGGGTGGGAAGCGGAACCCCAATACAACCGGCTCGACCGCGTGGCCGTGGTGCCCATCGTCTACGACAAGCAGATGGACCGCCCCTTCGGCCGCTCACGCATCAACCGCGCCCTCATGAACCTGACCGACATGGCCATGCGCACCATGGTCCGCATGGAAGCGTCCGCCGAATTCTACTCGGTCCCAAAAATATGGTTCCTCGGCCTGAGCCGCGAATCCTTCCAACAGGACACGTGGAGCGCGCTCGTCAGCAGCATCAACGCGATCAGCCGCGACATCAACGGCGACATCCCCGAACTCAAACAGGTCTCCCAGGCATCGATGCAACCCCACGGCGACATGCTCGAAACCATAGCCATGCTCGCCTCGGCCGAAACCGACATCCCACCCGAACAACTCGGCATACGACTGGCCAACCCCACCAGCGCCGAAGCGCTCGCCGCCGCCGAGAACCAGCTGACGCGCACCGCGAACCGGCAGAACCGCATGTTCTCCCGCCAGCTCCTCAACGCCATGGGCATGGCCGTGCAATTGCGCGACAACAGCCCGCAGCCGCCAGACCTGACCGGCATCCGCCCCCTGTGGGCGCCGACCCGCGAAGTAAGCGACGCGGCGCGCGCCGACTACTACACGAAGGTCGCCGGCGTGAACGGCAACTGGGCGGATTCCGACGTGGGACTGGCCAAGCTCGGACTCACGGCCGGCGAGCTCCAATCGTTCCGCGCCTACCAGCAGCGGATGAAGGCGCAACGGAACATCGACCAGCTCAGACAGCAGCGGATGAACCCGCAGGACACGGAGGCGGCTGATGGCAGCGAATCCGAAGGCCCCGCCGGAACTGCAGCCGCTGTTGGACAGGGCGTACAGGGACTACCAGACCGACCTTGACAACCTCAGGGAGAGCGCGGCCGACGTCATCGAGAACATGGTCGACCGCGACCCTTTGAACGTCAAGGACGCGATCCGCGACTTCTCCCGAGACGCCTCCCAGCTGGCGAACGAATACTACGACACCGTGCGCGGCCTGTGGAGCGAATACGCGGGCGTCCGGCTCGACGACTTCGACCACACACAGCTCATCGACCCCGACCGCGCCCTCTGGCAGATGCAGGGCGGCTTCAACAACACCGACTACAACGGCCTGACCTACACGCAGGTCAAGAACGGGCAGTCGCGCGCGGGACTCACGATCGACGACCTGTGGCCCGATCTGGGCAACCCGGATGACGCGATGCAGTTCGTCGCCGACATGGTCAACGCCGCCGCACGCCTGACCACCCAACGCAACATGCGCATCGACCCGTCGAAACCACGATGGGCCAGAGTGCCGCGTGGAGCAAGGACATGCGCGTTCTGCACCATGCTCGCATCACGGGGCTTCACCTACCTGAGCGAAGACTCGGCAGGCTTGGAGATGCAATACCACCGGGACTGCGACTGCCAGATCGTCCCCAGCTGGGGCCGCCAGACACTCGCCGGATACAACCCCGAACGGCTCACCGCCATGTGGCAGGAAGCCAGCAAGGGAGGTGGCGACTACCGGGAGAAGCTCAAGCGCATGCGCCGGGACAATCCCATGGCGTTCACGGACGGCGTCTACCCGACGCCGACCATGCCGTGGGAGCAGTCCGTCAGACTCCTGTCAATGAAGGGAGAGCCAAAAGGCACTGCGGAATCCTGGTACCGGCGCCAGCTCGCCGTCGGCGTCGACCCGAGCAGGGAAATCCTCGAACGGCACGAGATCGTGTTCCTCGAGAAGTTCCAGAAGCTGGGCGAGGAATACGAGTGGATACCGAAAAGCCATGATGGCAAGCCCAGCAACGACTTCCACTGGCTGAGCCACGAATGCGACGCCGAACTGAAATCACCGGCAAGCCTGAAATACAGGAACGTGGCCCAACGCATCAACGACGCCGTCGTCGGCGGCGTCGAACAGGGCGTTGTCAAGGACGTGTTTGTACTGGACTTCGGAAGCACGAAACTGCCCGACAAGTTCGTCAACCAACTGTCGCTGTACAACGCCCGTCATGAATCCCACATCAAAGAGCTGTGGGTGTTCGACTCGGAAGGATTCCACCAAATCGTATTGAAATAGAAGAACGGGGATAACCCCCCGGATTATGTGCCGGTCTCAAGAGCCGGTTACGTGGGATCCCCGTTACCTCGATTCTACCATACGGCGGGTTGCCAGAGAGGCCGATCGGGGCCGACTGTAAATCGGCTGCATCACGCCACGCAGGTTCGAATCCTGCACCCGCCACTCCACACCACCCGCACGGGTGGTTTTTACGCCCGGAACGGGCCCATCAACCACAAAGGAGAACCATCATGCACGACATGCCGCACTGGCACCGATTCCGCAACAACCTTCGTCTCATCGATTCCGGCGCGGGCGAAGGCGGCTCCGGCGACCCCGCAACGGGAGACCCGGCCAACACCGGCGAGGACATCGACTGGAAGGCGAAGTTCGAGGAGCAGCGCGCCCACTCGCGCAAATGGGAGCAGCGCGCCAAGGACAACAGCAAGGCCGCCGAGGAACTGCAACAGTTCAAGGACTCGCAGCTGTCCGAAGCCGAGAAGGCCGCCAAACGCATCAAGGAACTCGAAGCCGCCAACGCCGCCTACGAGGCGGAGAAACAACGAAACGAGTGGAAGGCGCAGGTCTCCAAGGAGACCGGAGTGCCAGCCTCGCTGCTGCACGGCGACACGCTCGAGGCCATGACCGCGAACGCGAAGGCCATCGACCAGTACGCGCACCCCAAGCCCAAGGGCATGCCCAACCAGGGCAAGACCCCCGACGGCAAGGCCGCAGGAGCCGACGAACGCGCATGGGCCGACGACCTGTTCTCCAACCTCTAAACGCAATCATCCCCCAGAAAGGAACAACATCATGGCAATGGACACCAGCAAACTCCACCTGCCCAAGACCGTCGCCACGGCCGTCGTCAACAAGGTCAAGGAGACATCGACCATCGCGGCCCTGTCCCCGAGCAGCCCGCAGATCTTCACCGACAAGGAATACATGATCTTCAACGGCGCCGCCGAGGCCGACGTGACCGCCGAAGGCCAGACCAAGAGCTCCTACGAGCAAGACCTGAACTACGTGAGCGGCAAGACGTTCAAGGTGCAGACCACCACCCGCGTCACCAGCGAGCTCAAATGGGCCGACGAGGACAACCGCTTCCAGATCATCCAGTCCATCCAGGCCGACCAGGCCGAGGCCATCGGCCGCGCCCTCGACTACGTCGTCTACCACGCCATCAACCCCAAGACCGGCGAACCCCTCACCGGATTCGACGCGCTCACGGCCCGCGCCATGCAGGTCACCGCCGGAGACGACGACATCACCAACGTCGACAACCTGGCCGACCAGCTCAACGAGACCTACGACATCAACGGCATCGCCATCAGCCGCACGTGGGCCTCCCGCCTGCGCAAGATCCGCGTACCCGCCACCGGCATGCGCTACTACCCGGAGATCCCGCTCAACCTGCAGGTCGGCACCCTCGACGGCATCAAGGCCGCCACCAGCGCCACCGTCAACGGGGCCAAGGCCAAGACACCCACCCACGTGCTCGCCATCATGGGCGATTTCAGCCTCATCAAATGGGGCATGGTGCGCGACATCACGTCCGAGATCATCCCCTACGGCGACCCCGACCAGACCGGCGTCGACCTCAAAGCCCACAACCAGATCGCCTACCGCACCGAGGCCATGTTCTCCTACGCGGTCGTCGACCCCAAGGCGTTCGCCGTGCTCAAGACCTCCACGGAAGAAGGTGCCTGATGAGCGCGTTCACCCAGGACTTCATCATCCAGAAGACGAACAGGAAGAAGCACAAGCCGGCCGCCATGGACGTGCCGGCACGCCTGTGGAACCCGGATGGCACCCCGTTCGCTGGCGGCTCATCAACGCCTGCGGACGGCAGTGTGACGAACGCGATGCTGGCGGGCGGCATCACGGCCGACAAGCTCGCCGCGGGCGTGATCCCGACCGTCCCGAAGGCCGCGTATGTGGCCGACCCGGCCGGC